AAGCTGGAGCCACCAAGGGGCAACTCCTCCGCGAGTTCCGTAAAGCCCAGAACAAGCGAGGCGCGAGCCGAGCCATACTGGGTCGGTTCATCGAAAAAATCGCGGCATAATCTAGAGCCAAGCAATAAAAAACAGCCATTTCTTGTAAGTGACTGTTTTTACACGCGAAAAAAAATCAAAAAAAGTGAAAAAAGTTTTTCCTTTAGATTCAGTCACTTATTGCTAAGTGACTGAAATCATTGATATTGACAACCAGGGAAAGGCATGATATAATGGGTATATAAGTTGAAGGAAAGGACTTGACTGTGGATATCTCTCGTACCGAAGCCGTCGCCCGTAGCGTGGAATTCGAACTTCGCCTCCTTGAGGCGGATTATTCCGCTGCCATGGATCGGGAGGATTATACCTACTGCTTCCGTCTCTACGGTCTCATCGAAGACTGTCGCCATGAACTTCATGGGCTTTGGGAGTTGCTAGACTCCTGATAGGTCTTGACAATCCCCCTGGTTCGTGATATAATGAATGTATGATGAAAGGATATCTCATGAAGAATCTTGATCTTTACCTGAACCATATTCTCGAAGACTATCGTCAGCATATGACTCGTTGCGGTAAAGCTGATGAACGTGGTCTGGACTCAGTCCGCCAGGAAATGATCGAAGAGTTCTTTCGCGACATCAATGTCGTTGAAGGCAAGAAATATTTCAAGGTTGTCGCGAAGGGCGGTGCTCATTCGTTCATCGTGAAGAAAACCGAAGGCAAGTTCAAAGAAGGCGATATCCTTATGGCTGCGTCTTGGGCAGCCCCTGCCAAGAACTTCGCTCGTGGCAATATCCTGGACGAAACTTTCAAGCGCGTCAGCTGGACTGGCGCTCACTGAGGAGATCAACCATGAACTATCGTTTCGTTGTAAAGTATCACGTCAAGCGCACGAACAAGGAAGATATCCTGTTCGGTTTGCTCCTGGACGAACAGGTCAAGTTCCCTACACTTCAGGGAGCCATTGACTATATGCGTCGCCTCCAGAATAACCCTAAGTTCAAGTCAATCACGGGAAGTCCCACTGAACTCGTCGGTTTGCCTGTTGTCGAACGGATCTAAAATAAGTCTTGACAACTGCGACTATCTGTGATAAAATGATTAAATAATGATGATGAAAGGTGAAGTTATGAAACACGGTCAACTGAAGTTTCTCGAAGCCATCACCACCGAGCTCGGCGCTGGTGCAACTGTTGTCGCGAAAGATGCGGTGAAGTTCGCTCGGGATAATGGTTTCTCGAATTCTGATCACAACTGGCTGTACAAGGAAAAGTATCGCATTGGTCGTGCGTTGTATCGGTTGCCTTCTATGCCCGATAATGCTGCTGCCATGGCTGCTGATATTGTTCCGCTGCGCAAGCCTGAGCCTGTTGCTGCTCCCGTTGGCGAGCGTCTTATTGCTAAGAAGTTCGACCCGAATGCTGTGTCAGAGTATGAATATGCTCAGGTTCCCGATCGCGATAAGACCTATGTTGCGTTCGGCGAGTTCAAGCTGATTCGCGATATCATTTCGTCAGGTCAGTTCTTCCCTGTGTTTATCTCTGGTCACTCTGGCAATGGTAAGACGTTCATGGTCGAGCAGGCTTGCTCTGCCGCCAAGCGTCCTATGATTCGCGTCCAGATGTCTCGCGAAACCGACGAAGACGATCTTATCGGTGGCTTCCGCCTGATCGATGGCGAGACCAAGTTCATGAAGGGTCCAGCCCTTCGTGCCATGGAACTCGGTGCGCTGCTGCTGATCGACGAAGCTGATCGCGCCGATCCTGGCAAGGCGATGTGTCTGCAAGGCATTCTTGAGGGCAAACCCTATTACATGAAGAAGACTGGCGAGATCGTGACTCCCGCTGCTGGATTCAATATCATCGTCACTGCTAATACGAAAGGACGTGGTTCCGAAGATGGTCGGTATGTTGCTGCCACTATGCTTGATGACGCATGGCTCGAGCGTTTCCCTATCACGATCGAACAGGAGTATCCGACGATTGCTGTCGAGAAGCGCATCCTCGGTCATGTCCTGGAAGATCAGGGTTTCATCGATCATCTCACTATGTGGTCGGACATCATCCGCAGAACCTTCAAGGAAGGTGCGATCGATGAACTGATCTCCACTCGCCGCCTTGTGCATATCGCTCGCACATTCGGCATTGTTGGTGACCGCATGAAGGCAATCAACTTCTGCATCAACCGTTTCGACGAGGAAACCAAAACTGCTTTCCTCGATCTATACAGCAAGGTCGATCCTACGATCAACCCTGTTGTTGACCCCGCTCCTGCGACAGATGAAGTCGCTTCGGAGAATGCTCAGGAAATCCCTTCCTGAGCATTAAATCTAAACTAAACTATGGAGTACATTATGACTAAGACTGATACTGTTCTTGCTGCTTTCCAGAAGGGTGACGAACTCACCGCTGCTCAGATCCGCTCACGTTTCGGCGCTGGCAATCCTCATGAGGTTGTTCGCCAGCTGCGTTCTCGCGGTCATGCTATCTATCTGAACGAGCGCAAGAACTCAAAGGGTGAAGTCTCCCGCAAGTATCGTCTCGGCACGCCTTCGAAGGCGATGGTTGCTGCTGCTTATGCAGTCGCTCCTGCCACCTTTGCCCGTGTTGGCTAATATATAGAGGAGGGGATACGTCCCCTCCTTTCCCTTTTCATTGGAGATAACATTGTCACAATATAATACTAAGGAACCATGGGAATCCCTCCATGGTATTTCAGTCGTCGTTCGCAATAATGATGTGAATGGCGCATTACGTGTTTTGAAAAAGAAAATTCAGCGTGAAGGTATTATGAAGGATCTTGCTGATCGCGAGCACTTCACTAAGAAATCTACGAAGCGTAGAATGAAACATAAGGCAGCTGTTATTCGCGAACGAAAAAAGCAGCAAGAGATTATGAAGTCACTCTAATTATTTGCTATATAATAATACAATAACATTGAATGGAGTGAATCATAATGGCTACAATGGAAGTTTCTGTTTCGATCGACGAACTTCGTCAAAACAAAATCTTCGTCGCAACACCGATGTATGGTGGAGTATGTGGCGGTCAATATACCAAATCAACTGCTGATCTTGCAACTATGGCTGCTGGCTATGGTATGGAAGTTCAGTTCTTTTATCTTTTCAACGAATCACTGATTACTCGCGCTCGCAACTATCTTGTTGATGAATTTCTGCGCAGTAAGGCAACACATCTTATGTTTATCGACTCCGACATCGGATTTGATCCTAATGATGTCATCGCGTTGTCTGTTATTGCCAAGGAAGGCACCGATAAGGATATCGTTTGTGGTCCTTATCCTAAGAAGTGTATTGCTTGGGAAAAGATCAAGCGTGCAGTAGATAAAGGATTTGCTGATAAGAACCCACATGAACTTGAACGTTATGTTGGTGACTATGTGTTCAATCCCAAGTCTGGGACTGGCAGCATTCCTTTGAATGAACCAGTAGAAGTTCTTGAAGGTGGCACTGGATTTATGATGATTCAGCGTTCGGCTCTCGAGAAGTTCCGAGATTCATATCCTCAATATATGTACAAGCCTGATCATGTTCGTACCGAAAACTTTGATGGCTCTCGTGAAATCCTTATGGCATTTCAGGCTGAAGTAGATCCAGCATCTAAGCGATATCTATCAGAAGATTATTGGTTCTGTCAGAAGGCACAGGAGATTGGGTTGAAGACTTGGTTATGTCCTTGGATGAAATTGCAGCATATGGGTTCTTATGTCTTTGGCGGATCACTGGTTGATCTTGCTCTTATCGGCGCGAATGCTACTGCCGATGATAGTTCAATGCCAAAGAAAAAGAAAAAGTGATCTTGACAACGCAACACGATTATAGTATGATTATATCATATCAATGGAGTGAACATGATGAAACTATCTAAAGAAACAACTGAAATCCTGAAGAACTTCGCGACGATTAATCCGTCGATGATTTTCCAGCCAGGAACTGTACAGAAGACCGTCAGTCCTCAGAAGACTGTTCTGGCAAAGGCGAATGTTGCCGAATCGTTCGGTCAGGAGTTCGCGATCTATGATCTCAATCAGTTCATCGGCACTATGTCGTTGTTCGAAGACCCAGACCTGGAACTCGGCTCTGAGTCACTGACTATCATGAACGGTCGCGCTCGTACCAACTATCGCTATGCGAAGGCAGATCTTATTCAGGCTCCACCTGCTAAGGATATCAACCTTCCTTCCAGTGATGTTGCGTTTACTATCGAGGCTGATGCCCTGAAGTCTGTTCTTCGCGCAGCAGGTGTACTGGGTCTGCCTGAGATTGCTCTGGTCGGACGTGATGGTACAGCGTATCTGTCTGCTATTGATTCGCGCAATCAGGCATCTAACACTTTCGAGTATCCTGTTGGTTCTGCCGACGTATCATACATGATGGTGTTTAAGATTGATAATCTAAAACTTCTTGACAGAGAGTATGAAGTTAAGGTATCATCGAAGGGTATTTCGCACTTCAAGGCTACGACTGGTGATGTGGAATATTGGATTGCGACTGAACAGAACTCGACTTTCGGTTGATTGGTTAGTGGTGGCAAACTTGCGGGGACTTCGGTCCCCGTTCCTTTCTTTGATATGAGGTATCTATGCGCGAACAGTTTCTGTGGGTCGAGAAGTATCGCCCACGCAAAATCGAAGATTGTATTCTCCCTGAAGAACTCAAAGCAACGTTTCAGAAGTTCGTAGATGATGGAAGCATTCCTAATCTACTTCTCAGCGGATCAGCAGGTGTTGGCAAGACTACGGTCGCTCGCGCTATGCTCGAACAAATCAATGCGGACTATATCGTAATCAACGGATCTATGAATGGAAACATTGATACGTTGCGTAATGATATCCGCAACTTTGCTGCTACTGTTTCTTTTACTGGCGGCAGAAAGTATGTCATCCTGGATGAGGCTGATTATCTCAACGCAAATAGCACTCAACCTGCTTTGCGTAATTTCATGGAGGAGTATTCTTCCAACTGTGGCTTCATTCTCACTTGCAACTTCGCTAATAGGATTATCGCTCCGCTTCATTCACGTTGCTCTGTAGTCGAGTTCAAGATTAACGGCAAGCAGAAAGCAGCTTTGGCTAAGCAATTCATGAGCCGAGTTGATGGGATACTGGGCGAGGAATCCGTCGAGTACGATAAGAAGGTGGTCGCCGAACTTATCATGAAGCATTTCCCGGACTGGCGGAGAGTCCTGAACGAGTTACAGCGATACGGGGCAGCTGGGCGTATAGACTCTGGCATTCTCGCCCAGATCGACAATATAGACATCCGTGAGCTGGTTAAAATGCTCAAGGTTAAGGATTTCACCGCCATGCGGAAATGGGTGGCTGCAAACTCCGCTATGGATGTTCAAATCATCTTTCGTAGGCTGTACGACACCTCGAGCGAGACTATGACTCCCGAGTCGGTCGCCGAACTTGTCTTGATCTTGGCTGAATACCAGTATAAGGCAGCGTTTGTGGTTGATCAGGAAATCAACTTGACCGCAACTTTAACGAAGATAATGACCGACTGTGAGTTCAAATGATTCCAATTTATATTCCGACAAGAGGCGGAAAAAGTAAGCAAATAACATACGAAAATTTGCCCGATGAGCAAAAAACAAATGTTATCTTTTTCGTTGGCGAACCTGTGAACACACCAGCACCACAAATTGTATTTTCTAAAGGTATCGCAGATAAGCGTCAAGCAATTCTAGAACATGCTCGCGATAACAACTACAAGTATTTCGTAATGGTCGACGACGATTGTCGATTTAAATCTTTTAATCGTATCGACTACGGTCCCGTCATAGAGTATAAGGTTGCTAAAGGAAAAGCTAACGCTAATGCGTTCAATCGCTTTTTCGATAGATCACAAGAGCTGTTTGATCAGTATAGCAATGTGTCTCTGATTAGCGATCATAATAGTGCGTTTGTCAACTCAAACAAAACTTCCGAGATATCTATTGGGCTAAGTAAGTTTGTGTTGCATAATACAGATAGAGTCGTATCCAAATACAATCGAGTGACTATGTTTGAGGATATCGACTTTTATCTGCAAGAAACTGCCGCTGCTAATGCCATGTTAAAGCTGAAAAGTTTATGCGCAGCAAACAAAACCAGCGACTATAAAGACATGAGCGCCAACACATATCTTGGTTTCTTTAGAGATTGGCAAAATAGGTTTGGTCCTTATGTTAACATCAACTGGGCTACGCCATCAGTCTTTGCTGGCGACAAAAAAATTCCAGTCACTGTGAGTATGAATTACATAAAGCCAGCAGGAAACACCTTGCGAAACACCTTGCAGGAAACACCTTGACAATCACCAGCTTTTGATATATTATTATAGTATGAACCATGTGAGGTATATGTTATGGCTAATCTAAACGCAACTCAGCGTAGGGTGGCAGATGCGATCATCGCAGCCCACTCTGCGTTTGATCCAAATAAATGCGATGCATCTGTTTCGCAAATGTATCTTGTCGAAGGTGAAACGGGTTCAGGCAAAACCTTTACCTGCAACCACACACTTTTCGTCGAAATTTTAAATCCTGGACAATCTGGTTGGTTTATCTGTAGTGAAACTGATGTATGTCGTCAGGAAGTTGCAGATTTCCGTTTAATGTTCAGTGAACAAATTGCCAACGGTGAGGTTGCTGTTCTTTGCTCTCTAGAGTTCGCCAACCCTATGGAGTTTTTCACACGTGTCTCGCTGAACGCCAGTAAGCGTAAGAAACTTATTGTTGTGGCTACCGTGCAATGGCTTCGTAACTTCGTAGAAAAGTTTTGTCGTGATGATAATTCTCAGTTCAGAGAAATCTGTAATCCGTCGTTCGTCTGGATCGACGAAGCAGATCGCATTCGTGTTATGCCAGACAATTCGGACGCGGATGCTGGATATAAGCGATACGGTTTCAAAGCTTCCTGGGCTAAAGCATTTCATGTGTTCAGTCAGTCGATTTTCCCGCTTGCAACTACTGCGACTCCCACCAATTCTATGGATTTGGGTGTGTTCTCAGATTCTAGTTTGGGTATAACTGTTAAGACCGATGTTTTGGGTCGAATCGACGTAGAACTTGATCGTAAGCTCGGTGCAGTCTTTTATCTTTTCCACGCAAACAATGAAGATGCTTCCGCCATCGGCTTGAAGAGTCTTATGTGGCGCAGAAGCAAAATCAAAAAACTATACAATCAATGCGGTCAGGATTTCCTCGACGCCATCAATGAAGTCGTTCCCAAGGTTAACTCTTGTGGAAAGATGCCTCTAGTCAAGTCGATGACTGTTGTTACAAATCGTCGCAATTGGTCATGGTGTGAAGAAAATATTTTGGAACATTGCGAACGCTACGGATTCAAGGTTGATCATCTTTGCCCAGATTCGAAAGAAGGTAAGTTTCCTGATATCGATGTGCATGAGAATTTCCGAAAGTTTGTTAATCCCTATGGCGGTCTCGACTCTATCATCACAAAAACAACTTACATCCGTGGCGTAAATATTGCGCCATGTAAAATCGTGATTCTTAGTAAGACGCATGATTTGCGTGAAGATGCCACACAACCTATCATTCAGGCTGGTGGTCGTGGTGCTCGTCAGGCGTTGCGTTATACGATCAAAGAATATCAAAACCTTCTTGGTCGCAAACTTACGCGCGATGAGATTCGTCTCTGGCTTTACTATAACTCAAACGAAATCCATGCGGCTGAAAGTGAACCAAATCGTTTCGCTTTGAGACACATCGCTTCCAGTGACACATACTATTCGTCATGCGAGTTGAGCCACAGCAGACTCTATGGCAAACTCTTTGGCGAATATATGGAAAAGCAAATCGAAACTCATATCGAAAAGCTCGTTGATGAGTTCGACATTTTGGCTGACAAATGGTTTGAAGGTGAATCTGTTGAAACCATTTGGATCAAACGCGACTATCGTAAGTTTCAGGCTTCTATTCGTGAGCAACTGCTCACCGACAATATGGCGCGCAACAAAAATACTTTGAAGTGCGAAGTTTCATTGAAACCCTCGAACAAAGCTATTCTTGAAGCTGCGCACATCGTTCCTCATAAGGATATCAAGAACGACAAACTAAACGTCGATGAGTCTGATCCAAACGCCTACATCCTGATGACCAGCAATGCTCATGGACTCTATGATAGATTTTTCTTCACGATTAATGAAAGGGGTGTTATCCAATACGGTAAGATTTCCAACGAAGATAAGGAAATTTTGACAAATGAAAATATCATCGAAGGAAATCAAATTCAGGAGTGGAAACGTCTAAATAAGCAAGTGATCAAACTGCAACTCGAAATGTTTACTGTATATTGGAACAATATTGATGTCAAACCCATTCGTATATGTTGATAGTGTTAGCCATTCTAAAAAGAACCTGATGAGGGGATCGGCAAACGACGAACTTGCCGAACGGGGATATGAACCATACCTCACCAACAAGTCGCTATCTTATCACCAGGATTCCATATTTCATGCAAATCTCATGAATTCATATGGTTTCCTGGATAAGAAGCTTCAATATGAGTTTTTACTAAATAGCCTCAGGAAGCGTAAACGGTTCGCCAAATGGCATAAGAAAACCGAAGACGCTTCTCTTGAACTGATCATGGAGTATTTTGGCTATGGTCGTGCTGAGGCTACACAAGCGTTGCAAGTCTTGACCGATGACCAAGTTGCCATGATCGAGAAGTTTCTCGATAAAGGTGGAAGGTAAGATGAATGCAACTGTTGAGTCTATGGTAGAGGTCCGCCTCAAGACTGCTGAAGATTTTCTAAAGATACGCGAAACCCTGACTCGCATCGGAGTAGCCTCGCGCCGTGATAAGGTATTATTTCAATCCTGTCATATCCTACACAAACAGGGACGATACTATATCGTCCATTTCAAGGAACTGTTCGCGCTTGATGGTAAGCCGACGAACTTCTCTGATGAGGATAAGGCACGCCGCAACACTATCGCCAATCTACTTGCCGAATGGGAGTTGATTGATATTGTTGACGGCAACAGAACCAAAGATCCAGTCGCTCCTTTGAATCAGATTAAGATTCTGTCTCATAAGGAAAAGGGTGAGTGGCAGTTGGAAGTGAAATATAACATCGGCAAAAAAAGAGAATAATTTTTGCCATATGTCAAAGATTTATATTGCGCCGCAATATAAATAAAACTGAGATGCCTTCGGGGTCTCAACATCAACCTTGCTAAACAGGAGGTATAATCATGGCAAGTTCACAACCATCATTAACATCATTCGATCCATTCTCAGTTGGTTTCGACAAGACGTTCAAACTTCTTGCGTCCCATCTTGACGGCATTGGCAAAAGCCTTCCTGGCTATCCGCCATACAACATCAAAAAGGTCGATGATAATAAGTACGTCATCGAAATGGCTGTTGCTGGTTTCGCAAAGACCGACATTGAAATCACAATGGAAAACGGTAAACTAATCATTGCTGGTAATACTACGCCCGATGAAAATGATGTAACATATTTCTATAAGGGTATTGCAGAACGTGCGTTCACACGCCAGTTCACTCTCGCCGACTCTGTAGAAATCAAGGATGCGCACCTGATGAACGGTATTCTTAAGATCATTCTCGAGCAGATCATTCCAGATAGTAAGAAACCCAAGAAGATAGAAATCACAGAATAATCTTGGGGGGCTAGTCCCCCCATTTTCTTTCAGGAAAATAAAATGCAGTACGAACTTCATCACTTGCCAGAAGTGCTGGTTGGCATCAGCATATTTCTAATAATCATGATTGCTGGATATTACTATTCATCAAAGAAAGATGTTTCAGACGACACTCGTATGTTCAGGTAGGAACCATGTCAAATCTATTCGGATATATCATACAATATATGCTTAAACGCAAAAGGCAAGCAATAGCAATCAAAGAACTATCTCAGTTGTCAGACAAAGAACTCAAAGACTTGGGCATTACACGTTCACAGATTGAAAGCGTTGCTAAGAATGCGAGTCGTTGATTATCTCTTTTGGTGCATACTCACTCCGCTTGAATGGTTAGCGTCCTTATTCACTAAATAGGCTCGTCGTAATCTAAAGCGGAGGAAGTCATGCAAATTACGTTTGATCAACTGAATGACTTCTTCGAAGATACTGATGAAGATATTATTGAAGCGTTTGTGAATCCACTTAATGATACCTTCGAAGAATTCGAAATTAATACACCTAATAGAGTCGCTATGTTTCTTGCCCAAGTCGGTCATGAATCTGGTGGTCTAAGACATCGCAAAGAAAATCTAAACTATTCAGCCGCAGGGTTGAATAAAATCTTCCCAAAATACTTCAAGCGTGCT